TATATTCATCATTTGCTTTTATAGGGTTATGATTTTGCCACTTAGCTGTTTTGTAATAAAACATATAAAGGACTACTATCTCTTTGTTATCTTCTTGAAAAAGTCTCTCTATTGTTGTTCTATTGATTATCAATAAGTCGTTAGATAAATCATCGAGTAATAATTTTTCTTCCATATCTATTCTCCTAACTTGAATAGATCTTCTAGTCTGTATTTCTCATGTGTTCTTTCTTCTAATAACTCTCTAATTCCATTTGCTTCTTCTAGAGTTATTATTGATTTACCATTAAGTTTTAAAGATACAGTTCCAAGTGAGTTGATATTTAATCTAGCTGCTATATCTTTGTGTGTTATTCCACTCTTCCTTAATAGTTCTTTCAATTCTTGATTCACTTTCTCTACCTCCAATCTACGAATTTTCGTATTTTCAGAGTAGGATATTTCCTATTTTCCTACCTGACAATACCATCATATACGAATTTTCGTATTTAGTCAATACCTAAAATACGAATTTTCAAATTTTTTTATTTTAGTGTAAACATTTGATTTTTCGTATAGTCTTAATGTATAATGATTTAAAGGTGAAAGCGATGATAGAAAGTAAATTAAAAGAAATAATTATCGAGAAGTATGGATCAGTAAAACGCTTTTCTGATAAAATTGGTGTTCCTTATACTACTATTGATACTATATTAAAGCGTGGTGTAAAGAACTCTAACGTACAAAATGTTTTTAAAATGTGTGATGAGTTGAATATTGATATTAATGAACTAGCAAAAGATAACATTGTCTTTAGGAGTAATTAAATGATAATTAAACGTACTCCAACAAAAGATGGGCGTAAATATGTTTTCTCAATTAGATATAAAGATATATATGGGAAGACTGTACGCTATCAATCTCAACGATATATGACTATCAAGGAAGCTAAAGAGCAGGAAACTATTTATAGATTAAAGGTATCAGAGAATAAAGTTAATCGTAGTAGTGTTACCTTCTTAGATATTAAACGGGAATACTACGAATATATGAAGCCTAAATTAAAGCCTCAATCTCTAGCGAAGTATCCTGTACTATATGGACATCTTGATTCATTAAACCAAGTTAAGATAAACGACTTTAATCTAGAACTTTATAACAAGTTATTAAACGACATCAATAAAAAGAAACTATCAAACATTTATAAAAACAAAATATTAGGTATGCTTAGAGCGTTAATTAGATATTCCAATAAATATTACAATACAAGTGATGAAATGTTAAAGTTTATTGAGAATATATCTCTAGCTAACGAAAAGAAAGAAATGGACTTCTATACCTTTGATGAGTATAAGAAATTTAGAAGCGTTATTAAAGATGAAGAATTTTTATTATTCTTCGATATGCTTTACTTTATGGGGTTTAGACGTGGTGAATTACAAGCCTTGTCTATTGACTGCATTGATCCAATAAAAAAAGAGGTTAGTATCACGAAGACACTAACCACTAAGTTAAAAGGTACTGAGTATTATGTTTCGTCTCCTAAGACAAAAACATCTAATCGTGTATTACCTATTCCTGATAATATACTTACTCAAATAAATAAACAAATAAACAAATTAAAAAAATATTCTAACTATGAAGATAGTTGGTTTCTCTTTGGAGGTATCACTCCATTTAAAGACACTAACATATCTAATAAAAATATACAGTATTCTAGACTAGCTAATTTAAGAACCATACGATTACATGATTTTCGCCACTCTTGTGCTAGTCTGCTTATAAATAATAATATGCCTATTACACTTGTCTCACGTTACTTAGGGCACTCTAAGGTATCAGTTACTCTAGATACATACTCTCACATGTATAAGAGTGATCTGAATACTTTAACTGATTATATAAACAATTTGAAAATTGGTGTCTAAAGTGGTGTCTCGTTAATAGACAAAAATAAAAAACCCTTATAAATTAAGGGTTAGTTTTATTAATGGTGGAGTCGGGGAGAATATTTTTATCGTTTTATAGCTTTATTTTACGTTGATTTTATAGGGTTTTTGTATTCTCCAACTCCTGTAAATTCAATAGTTTTTTATAAAAGTGGTGTCTCGATGGTGTCTCATCTTTCGATTAGACTATCAAGAAATTCATCAATAGAAGTTAAGATACGTATTTTATATTCTTCTTGTATTTCCTCAGGTGTTTTTTCTTCTTTAGGTAGTATATCAAGCCAATCTTCATTGTATGCTATCCACATATCTTGTACTCTATACCAAGTATATCCATCTGCTTCTGCTTTATCTTGTATGTCATAGAACCCCATATTGATGTATCCTAGTATCTCACCATTTAAAGTTGGTTCTTTTCTTGCTCTTAGGTTTTCTACTTTGACACTTAATTGATCTACCTTTGTATTACGCTCTACTGGTTGACCTACATATTTAATATCAGGTTCATAATCAGTATCAGTTCTAGTCCAATTAAGTCCACCTTCGTCCATTACACTTTCAGTAAACTTAGTATATATATACATTACTTCTTCTGGTGGTTTATTATCTCCTATCATTACCGTTGAACCTAGTGAATTATCATCCCAATTATCACTATAACCTCTACCACAGCAGATGTGCAAGTGGTTTCCAGTTGCTTCATCAGTTCCTTCAAAGCAAATTATTTCACCTTTTCTTACTATATCTCCTGTTTTATGATTTCTCATAGCTTCATCATTATCGTTCCAGTGAGTTAATGTCATAAACACTTTATCATTAAAAGTAGGTGTATTTACTTCATTTTCTGATACAAGCCATATAGTGTTAGATATTTTTTTTCCTTTTCTTATTGCTGTTATTTTCATATCCACTGGTGCAAAAGCAGCACTTCTACCACCATCACAACCAGCACAATCTATTGGATAATCTTTAGGGTCACCTAAATTATGGTTATGATGAGAAGTATCACCATAAGGATTCTGTGTTATCCTCATTGTTTCCATTGGGAAATAGAATTTATCCATTGTCTTCCTCCTTTAAAAGTTCTTTCTATCAGTTGGGTTGTTAAGACCTGCAAATACTTGAAATGCTAATGTTATGACGTCTTGAATATTACTAATTAAGTCGTTAGGCATGTCATATACTCCTAGTAGTTTCAATACCTCTGCGATTAGTAATACTAGCTGTGTCCAAAATACTGGACTTTTTAATCTTTCAATCATTTTTAAACCTCCATTTCTATATAAAAAAAGAAGCATTACGCTTCTTCTTTAAACATATTTCCAATATTGTTATGCTCTGTCATAAATAATTGAAATAATGTATCGCTTACTGTCATGTATTTTATCTTCATTGATTCATCATCACAGTACCTAGCCATCATTTTCCATTTGTATGCGTCTTCTAATAAGTCCATTGTTTGTTTAATGTACTTCTTGAAGTTACATATCTTATCCTCATATTCCATTATTTTCTACCTCCTGTTGCCTCACTTACTGTTCCTTTGCGATTTAGATTACAGCAAGATAGTATTACAAATTGTCCATTAGTATAATCAGTATTTTCGTTTCCATAACCAATTGGATAATTTACTCTACGATTTAATTGGTTTGCATAGACCTGGTTACCATACTTGCATAATACTGGTATGTTATTTTCTCCTACTTGTATAAATACTGGGTAGTTTGCTGTTGCTTCAGGTATATTACAAGCAAGTATCAAACGATAATTTCCTAAATTAGTTAATGTCTTAATTGTTTGATTAGGTATTAATACTACGTTATTAGTTCCAGTAGTTAGGTTAGAGCATATTATTGTATTATTCATCTTAACCCTCCTATTCAATAAAATAGACTAGACCTATACGCCTAGTCATATAAGTCAAACTATACATTAGTATAGTGAAGTTCCACCACAATAACCGTAATAGCATGGTGGTTTAGGTGCAGTAGTTGCTAAGTTACTTAAAATGTTTTCAGTAATTACAGCAGTTTGTCTAGTGTTAGAAAGTTCATCTCTAGTTACTGCTAACTTATCACGTAAATCATTGATAACATTTTCGTTCATAGCACCTAAGATAGTGCTAGTTTGGTTTGCTATTTGATTACCAATTGCAGCTACGCTATTAGACATTTGATTTGATAAATCTTTAATCAATATTGCATTGTCATATTTGTTGTTTAATACTGTGTCATTTACCATAGCAACACTTGATTGTAATTGTCTAGAGTTTGCGTCCTGAGTCTGATTATATAAACTTGCTTGTATATCAGCTAGTCCTAATGCAGTACCAGTATTACCACCGAAACCGAAACCATTACCAAACCCAAAAATACCTGCTATGATTAGTAAACCAATTAGTCCACTCCAATCTAGTCCCATAGATGTTCCGTTCATACTTTCCTCCTTTCCCTATATCAACTCTTATGAGTTAATAATCTTACTTACTTCGTTGACTTGCTCTTGCGTTACGCCATTTTGTTTCATTAAATCTGCAAGTGCTTGTTCTCTGTTAGGGTTACTTAGGAAAGCCTGTGCCATTACTTTTTGTTGTGGAGTCATCATGTTCATTATTGCTTGTTGAGGGTTTCCACTCTTTAAGATTTGCATTATTAAGTTCATATTCATTTGCTATCCTTTATCTCCTTTTCTAATTCTTTTATTCTTGCTTTTAATTTCTCATTTTCAATTTGATCTGGTGTTTTAGGCAAGACTATTGGATATTCTTTCATATCCCCATTTAATTCCTTAATCGTTAGTAAAGCATTATCAAGGCAAATAAAGGCTGTTTTGCGTTGTACGATAATATCCTTTGGGTTCTCGTCTTTCGTAAGCATACGTGCCTCAAAATCGATTTGAGTGCCTACATTAAAAACGTTCATAGGTTGTTGATAGTTTTTAAGCATGTCATCAATCTTCTCTCTTTGCCTTAATAGGTTATCTACCATATAGTTATTCATAACTCCTCCTAAGACGAAAAGATGTGCTTCTCAAATAGCGTTTTAAACTACTCTAACAAGTCTTATTCCTCTTTTCGCGTTAATTATCACATAAAAAAAGAAATAATTTTTGTCTTGTTATTTCCTAGTTAGTACCCAAAAATTGTCATATAATTCTTAAAATCTTTTTATGTATTTTTTTAATCTCTCGACTAATAGTTGATTCACTTACGTTTTCTAGCATAGCCATCTTTGTAATTGAATATTCCTTTAGTCGATATTCAAATATTCTTTCTTGTAGTTCGCTTAGATATATTTTGCTTTTAATATCATTTACTTCTTGTTTTGTAAATTCAAAACGTAACACTACTTTCTACCTCTGTTACCAATGTATGCACCACAAGTCTTACAATGTTTCTTACCTTGTCTATCTATTGTAGTGCTACCACTCTTAACATATTGTACTGTCTTAACTACATTTTTAACTTTTTGAGTTGCCATTTATATCACCACCTGCTCTTGTATAGTTATTATCTCCACTATCATTAGTTTGTTCTACTTCTTCTGACATTGTAGTTTCTACTCTTTGATATGAAGTTAATAAATATATGTTGTATGAAAGTGATCCGAGTAAAGCTATAAATGTAATTATCCATATAACAAAATACTTATTACTATTTGCGTTTAATGTATGAAGTAAAGCTACTGCACCTGTATTATTATTTATATCTTCACGATTTTTATTGATATTGTTAAAGTTATACTCAATCTTTGTTTTTATTTCATCGAGTTCCTTTTTTATATCTTGCATTTCTTCTTTCATTTTGTCTCCTTGTGATACATTTCAATATGTTCGTGTATCTTTTTGTCTATCTTTTCATCAAACTCCTTGTCGTATGTATCTAGTTTATCTAGTATTCTTTGTACGTTTTTATCAAGTTGGTCTAATCTAAAGTTGATTAACCCTAGATTAGACTCCTTTGAATCGTTTACTGCTTTATCTCTCCTATTAAGTATAAGAGTAACGAGTGCAATTACAACAGCACCAATACTAATTATTGTACCTATTTCCATTACACACCTCCATAGTCCTTAACAGCATTTATATCTAATAATATAGGCAAGTCATTATTTATCTGACTAACATTAGTAGTGTCATTATAAGACATAGCATTTTGTATGTTATCTAATTGGTTTATTAAGGTGTTATCTGTTATTAAAGATAAGTATGGTGTAGTTAAAGCATAATATAAAACAACATTTGTAGTTGCTATGTTATCGTAAACATCACTCGTTATATAAATCATTGATATAGGGTGAATTGCTAAACCATGTTTTCCACTTGTAGATAATGTTTGATTAGCAGTAATTATTCCAATATTACAATATCCAGTTCCCAATGTATCGTTATTAGGAGGAACTACTATGTTAGAAATTGCCTTATAATATCTTCCACCTGTGCTATCATATCCCCAACCAGTTTGAGTATCATAAACTACTTCCCCAATAGCATTATATTTACACCATAAACCTGTTCCATAAGGCTCGTAATTATTGACTACACCTTCAGCAAGTAAAAAGTTATCAGTCATATTATATGTTGTTCCATTTGTTATATTACCTATGTATATTTGATATGCTACTATGTCATCACTAATTGTTGCATTTCTCATTGTTGTATTTGCTAGTATTGTTAAGTCTTGATAATTAACACTATCTTTATATAATCTTATTATTGTTGTATATCCTAATGATTTTGTTCTTAAAAATGAATAATTACCTGCTGGAAGTGATATATCTATTTTATTTGTTAAAAATGCAAAAGTTCCACTAGCAGTTCCACTATATGTTAATGCTTGTGTATTGCTATCGTATGTTGTTGATATTCCATTTGATGTTCCTGTATATGCAGAACTAGGATTGATTAGGTTTATCCCACTATTCTTAGTAAAGTAGTCTTGATAATCTCCTGTTTTACATAGTTCTATTGGTGGTGTGCCATAAGGTGTAAAGTGATTGGCTTTGCTTCCTTTTTCTAGTTGATAATTACTAAAACTATCTGGTGTTATTGCAGTATTTCCAATAGTAATATCACAATAAACTTGATTAGCACCACTAGGCACTACAAATGTTGGTGAATTTTGTTGTGAAGAACTTACAAAAGTTCCATTATTGAAGAATACAAAACCTGCACTAGAACCTGGTGTATAACCATTTGCACTTAATGTATATGTTTCTCCTGCTACTACTGATATAGGGGTTTCATTACTAACATAGTTATTTTGATTAAAATAATTTCCATTTGAAAACAACCTTCCACCTTGTATTACATTACTATCAAATATATTCTCTACTGGTAGATATATAGGATATGTTTGGCTAGTGTATGGAGAGTATGTTGTTGCTTCGTTGCCTACCTCTATTTGTAAATTTTCAAAATAATTACCTGTTCCACCTGGATAAAAACTTACAAACCAATATTCATAGTTCCCTGAATTAAAAGTTTGAGGTGTTGTAGATGATATAAAAGTAATTAGTGTTCCATCTGTTCCAGTTAATTGACTATTTACACCAAGAACTTTAAATGTTTGTGTAGGGTTTCCACTTATTATATAATTTGTATTTTTATTAAGTTTTATCCATTTAGATATCCAAGTATAACCTGCATTGTTATAACTATCAATAGTTAATTTATTATTGCTTATAGTAGCAGTTGCTCTATCAATGGTTGATTGTATCCTTACACCATTATTATTTGTTGCAAACCAACTTGTTAAGTCAGTTCCTATATCAAATAAATTCTTTCCTACTATATCTACTTCATTATCTCCACTTACTACATTTACTGGATATGGATAACTAGGTGATGGTGCTGGAGAGCCACCTGTGTATGGCTCGTATGTAGGTATGTTTGAACTATCATAATTTCCTTTTACTAGCATACACTCTGTTATTGTCTTTCCTGCTAAATTACTGCCTAAATAGATATAAAAACTATTTGCACTACTTAAATCTTCTGCTGTGTATGTAATGTTTGCATTTACTTGTTTTACTGCATGAGAAGTTAACGAGTCATACCATATAAATACACAATTACTTGCACTTAATTTTGTCCCATCACTACATTTTCCTACAAAATAATAATTTTGTCCTACTGTTAATTGAGGCACTGGTGTAATAAATTTGTTTTGTTCTCCACTTACACTAAATGGTAAAGGAAAATTTAATAAATTCTTCCCTGTTGTAGTATATTGGCTTGTATTTCCTTTTAAGGAGATACTCATTGGTGCTGATGTTGTTGGTGTTAAGGATACATTTGATACATCTTCTCCTAATACCTTTGGTAGTCCTTGCCATATTACATTAGGGTTGTATGTTGAATATACTAATTTGTTGTATAGTTTCTCAGGATAACTTCTAAATGTATCGTTTGTTATATTTGCACCTGTATAGTTTATTACTTGTTTTAATTTATCTTTTGTGCCACTTAGGTATGTTAATTTTTCACTTGTAGTTCCCATTATGCCCACCTCCACTCATATCCATAGCATTGTTTGAATTTTCCGTTACAACACATAGATATATTTGAACCATTTTTACCAGTTAGGTATCTTTCTGCTTCATTTGCAGAAAAAAAGAACAATGTTTTATCGCCTTTTGTTCCAATTACTTTTTTACCACTTTTCTTCATCATTTTTTCTCTTTTTGAACCATAATCATTATTGTATTTAATAGAACACCACTCAAGATTCTCTATCCTATTATCAGTTTTAACTTCGTTCTTATGATTAATACATGGATAATTTTTATTGTTTTCAATAAAAGCTTCTGCTACCAATCTATGAACTGGTATAAATTTAGGTTTTCTTTCACCAGTTATAATAGTTACTCTATAATAACCATCTTTATCTAAGTGTTGCTTTAATATTGCTTCTTCAATTTGTGTAGTTCTTCCTATTTTATCAACCCTTGTATAAGCATTTCTCTTAACTACACCATCAGAGCTTACAGAATAATAAGGGTTGTTTTTTACATTTACCCATCTCATATTATTTCTCCATTTATTAAGTCGATAGCTGCGTTTATATCTCCTACTACGCTATCTACATAAGATGTCATTTGTGCATAAGTTACTTCTCCATTTGTTACTGTAAATGTTGTTGTTGTACCATTTGTATAAGTGATTGTATATGTATCTACTGTACCTGATGAACCTGTTTTACTTATTGATGAGATACCATTTCCTGTTGCACCTGTTTCTCCAGTTGCACCTTTTTCACCATTGTTTACAGAAAATGTATTTGTTGTACCATTTGTCATTGTTGCAGTCCATACATTAGTACCACTACTTTCGTGTGATACTGTTGTTTGTTCCATCGTTGATATACCATTTCCTGCTGGTCCTGTATCTCCTTTGACTCCTTGTGTACCAGGTATACCTTGTTCTCCTTGTGGTCCTTGTGCACCTTGAATACCTTGATCTCCTTTGTCGCCTTTGTCTCCCTTTTGCCCTTTTACTCCTGCTTCTATATCAATAGTAAACATAGGCATAAAATCGTTATTATTCATTTTTTACTCCTTTCTTTACTGTATAATTCGAGTATTTTCTATTTGGGTTTAGTGTGTCTACTTCACCACTAGCTCGATTTAATACTAGGTCATAGATGTAATTTCCTTCGTCTATTGCTTGTGTCTCTGCTGGTGATACTTCTATCGTGCATATATCATCAGGAAACTCAGTACATGTCTTTTGTAATACTATCTCGTTACCAATGATTTTACGTATTGTGAAGTATAATGTATCTCCATCTTGAAACATACTTAACCCATTTGTCTTGTTCGTACACTTAAATGAAAAAGAGGCTGTATTGCCTCTTATCGTTTCCATATCAAGCGTGTCTTTGTTTATTGTTACCATTACTTACCTCCTTTTGTACTATTTTTCTTTATCTTTGCAATTAATTGTTCTTTTTGAGATTTAGATAGGTTGCTGTTGTTTATTTTATTGATTAAACTATCTACATCTGCGTCATAGTATTTATAGTTTTGTATTAAGTTAATAATGTCTTTTTGCTCATCTGTTAAATCAGTTTGATTTATTGCTTCTTGCTTTTCGTCTTTCTTACTTAAATCAGTTAACCTCATACCTTCTAATTCATAATAAGGTACATCGAAAGCGTCTACTAATGCGTATTTATTACCTGATGAGTTTTTATAATCAATACCATTATTGTCTGCATATTGTTTGTTTGCTTTATAGATTGCATAATCGTATAATGATCTAATCATTTTTTCTTTTACTTCATCATCAGCGTTTTTATATTCTTCACTATTTAATAAATCATCAATTTGTTTCTTTGCTGTTTTACCATACGCTTTCTTATAATCAGTAAATTCTTTACCTTCAAGTTTTACTTTTTCTTTATTGATAGTTATTGATTTATTTCTCTTTGTTGGTAGAACTCCTGTATTGCCTGTTTCTCTTGCTAATTCTTCTAATGCTCTTGTTGTATCATCAACTTTATAGTCTTTTCTATTTGCAGGAGAGAAAAATGATTCAAGTGCTCTTTGCAATACATCACTAGCGTTCTTGTTGGTTTCTCCCCATATATCAACGCTTTCAGGAAGTGTTTGCCTTAAACCTGGTATTTTATATTTAATTGAGTCCCAAGTTTTACCAAGAACTGAATTACTTGTGTTTGTATCTCTTTTATCTTCATCTGTTGTTTGAGCAAGTTGACTTAACAATGTTGGTATATATTGAGATAGATAACTTGAAAACGTTTGTGAACCTGCTTCTTTGATAAGGTTTCCTTGTCCAGTTGATAATGCTGTTATTAATCTTTCAAATGATTGTAATACACTCATATCAGTTACAGGATCAAGTGCACCGAAAAGTGTATCTATTAAATTGTTAACATCTACATCTTTATCCTTACCAAATTTATTAAATAATTCAACCCCCTCAAATAAAGGGACTGCTGTTGGCGCTAACCAAGATAAATCATAAGTATCTTTTCCTGTGTTGATTGTGTAATTAGAATATCCTAAATCACTTTCTATTTCGTCTTCTTTATCACCCTCACCTGAGCCTTTGATTTTTATAACGCCACTATTTGCTAGTGCCATACCAACACCCAATAAAGCTAAACCTGTAAATTGTTTTGAAATGTTGTCTATTATTACTGCACCTTTTAATTCTTGTGGTGCATTTTTTAATTGAGTGTTTAAATCTAACGTTCCTAAAAGTGGAGTATATTCTAAAGATGTTTTTGCAATATTAACTGGAGTTTTAACAAAAGGCATTGTTGCTTCTACTGCTAACCCACCAAGTTTAGAAAAACCACTACCTGTTTTTAATGTTTCTTTTAAATTATTTATTGCTGTTGCTGTTTTACTATCTTGATGGTATGTTGCTTCTTGTCCTTTAAATACAGCATAGTCTAACGCTCTACCTATTAATTCAGGGTGTGCTTCTATATCTGCGTTAGTCTTTATCCCATTTGCTACTAAAAATGACTTCATAGCTTTTTTAGTCATAGCATTTGAGAACCATTTATCTTCTATATCTAAAGCTCTACCATTTAATGTTGCTAGTTTATTTAATGCTTTACCAATAGGTGTTACCTCAGTAAACATTTTTCTCTTACTTTTTATTTTGTTTAACATACCATTTTTTGATTCATTATATTTGCTATTGTTGTCTTGTGTTTCAAAAAATTGGTCTACTTTATTATTAACGAAGTTTCTTACTTCTTTACTCGCTCTTAATGAACCAAAAGTTGCTTTTGTTCTTTCTTTTAAACCTTTACCACCAAGTGCTTTTGCAACGGTGTCGTATCCTGACTCTCCAATAGAACCTAACGTATCTTTGAAACTTTGCATTTCATACATCGCACCATTACCTAGCATATTTCTAAGATGGGTTTTAAAGTTACCTAGCATTGATAAAAATCTAAACGCATTTAATCTTTCTAAGAAGCCTACGTGCATTTGTTGAGCTATATCATCTAATAGGTTATCCATAGCTTTATCAAACTCAACTTTGTTGTCTTTAGATTCTAATGCTTTTTGTACTAAATCATTGTTTAACTCAACACCTTCAAAAGTTTTTTCACCTTTTTGTTGTGAGTTGTTTACTAATTTTATTAATGTATCAAGTTGTGTTTCAGGGTTTAACTTTTTAATTACACCCATAAATTGTAATGCTTGTGCGTCAGTTGTACGTAATGTTGCTGCTTGTTGTGCTAAGTCTAAAAACATATCTATGTTTTCACTATTGTTGAAATTCTTTTGTAAGTCTACTAACAATGTATCAATATCTGCTATCCTATCAGCAGTTACTCTTTTATCACTTTTTATAAAATCTAAATTTTCTTTATATCTTTGTTTTAATGATTTGTCTTTGCTTCTTTGACGTGCAGCGTCAAGAGTTTTTTGATTAGACAATGGTTCATAAGTAATTACAGAACCGTCCATATCAGAGACAAGTTGTGTAGTCCCTGTTGCTGTTGTTATTGTTTTAATTCCCTGCCTTATTGGTCTACCTTGCTCTTGCTCTACTTTAGAAAATACATCGCCTTTTTTTGCTTCGTTAAACTTATTAACTATATTATTTGTTTCATCTTTTATTGTTAACACATCATCGTTTTTACGTTCTGCTAGGTTTTCTTGTAATTTTCTCTTATAGTTTTCTTCGGCTTCATCTATCCATGATAAATCATTATCTTCTTGTTGATTTAATTTACCTGCTAGAGTATCAATGTATTCTTGATTAGGTTTATTTGTTAGTTCATCAAATTGTGATCTATAACCTTCTTTAAGCATTTTATCAATTACTACTTCTATCTTTTTAGAAGCAGAATTGTTTTCTTCTCCTTCGTCTTTGATGATTCCATTTAAACCTCTCTTGATGTCATCATAACTCATTTTGTAGTCTTGATGTAGTTCAGTTATTTCAGGAGTTGATGAGAACTTAGTACCTGTCCATGTACCATCAGGACGCATAGTTCTTTCTCCTTTAGTCGTATAGTTATATAAAGCGTCTTGTAAGTCTAATGCTGCGTCTTTATAAAATGGTTTTACTGCTGGGTTATCATATTGATAAGCGTTTACTTTTCTACTACTAATATCCTCATCTGTTCTAACGTTTGGTGTCTTAACTGTTATCTCCTCGTTATTGCCACTTTTTAGGTCATTTTGCGTTTGTTGTGTGTAAGTTTGAGTATTTATATTCTCTTGTGGTTTTATGTCTAAATTAGGTGTTTCTGTTTGTGTAGTAGGCTTGTTATATTTTTCTTGTAATAATTCATCAGCAGCATAACCATATATTCTTTCTGCTCTTTGTAGATCGCTCATATCTAAAGCTGCGTCATACTCGTCATACCAACCAAAAGCGTTCATCATATCTTGTTTAGTTGGGTTTGTTATTCCACTGTCTTCTAAGTAATCTTCTATAATTTGTTTCGCACTATCTATGTCTCTATTTGTTTCTTCTAATATTTTAGCACCTTGACGCTCTAATTGACTTTCTAAACTGTTATTATTTTGAGGTTTTGTTTCTACATTTTGATTAGTTTGTTGTTTATTTAAAATAGCTTGTCGTGCCTCAGGACTAACATTTACGAAACCATTTGCTGCACCTGTTGCACCACCTATCGCACCACTATATAATGCGTCTAAGAATAATTCATCAGCTTTGAAGTCTTTTCCTAAGATGGCTGCGTCTATTCCTGCTTCTACATAAGTATCTGTAAATTCATCTAATGCTTCAGAACCTAAACTTGTTAGTGTACTTAATACTCTAGGGTTACTTACTGCTTTAGAGAAAGTATCAGTTAGTTTATTCTCTAACCATGAAGCGTCTCCACCTGTTAGTTTTCCTCCTAAACCTCCGATAATCTTTTGCTTAATGTAGTTAGAAGCACCTTTTGTAATTGCGTCTCCAAGTGATTTAGTTTGGTCGTATCCTTCATTTATGTTTTGTTTATATTGGTCTGCTACTATATCAGAGAAGTATAATGCACTTCCACCTTTTCCACCTGTTACTGCATTTAAGGCTTGTGTTCCAGCTTGTTTTCCTAGTTCGTGTGTTACATCTCCACCAAAACGTGCTAAGTTACCTAAGAAGCCATCTCCATAACTATCACGTACTTTTTGATATTTAAGGTCATTTTTACTAGGCAAGTACATTGTTTCTCCACTAACTGGATCAGTATATCTATTATCATCAGTTAGTGTACTGAATACGTCTCCAATACCTGATAAAAAAGGAGAAGTGATTTGATCTAGTAAACCAACATCTTCATCTTCTACCTCTGCTACGTTCTTTTGATACTTCGCTAGTTTTAAATCGTTCTTCGCTGCACTCTTTGCTTGTCTTTCTTGCTCTGTTAATTTATCTAGTTCAGGTTCAAATGCTTCGTATTCTCTTTCCTTTTCCCATACTGACTTCTTATTTACAACTCCATCTTTGATATTGTTTTTGAAGTCTTGATAATCTAGTTTTCTAGTTAAGTCTATATTCTTTTTATTAAGTTCTTCGATTCTCTTTTTATCATAATCTTCAGAAGCTCTGTTAAATATAGATAACTTATCTTGATAGTTTTTATCTGCTTGTTGTTTTGTAGTAAAACCAGGCATTGTTAACGTTTCAGTTACAGTTACCTTTGGTTTACTAACCATATTACTTGTGTTTGGGTTTATTCTAGTTACTGTATTATCGGTTGTAGTATATGGTTCTCTTAAACCACCTACTTTAACTGTTGGTGCTTTATAGTCTTCTGATGACACTTGTTTTGATTTTATATAGGCTTCAATTTCATCATCTGTCATCTTTTTGTTTTTTGCCATATTGCACCTCCTTTATATTCCAAAAGTTTTATATATTCTATTTGCGTCATCTTTGTTCATAAGTCCTGCTGATAGTCCCATCTTTATTGCGTTGTCAAGTTCTTGTCTGCTAGTTATTCCTTGAATATTATTTAAGTAATATTTCATAGCAGTCTTTGAACTAAATGAAGCAGGTGAACTTACTGCTTTTACTTGATAATCATTACTTTGTGCCTGTTCTTGACTTGTTGTTTCTTCATTACCATTGCTAGTAGTTTTTCTACTACTGCTACCACCACCCGAGCTAAAAGCTCTATTTAATTGATCCTGTCTATTTTGATTATATTGTCTTACTTGTTCATCAAATTGTTTTTGTTGGAAATCTCTTTCCCATTGTTTCTGTTGTTGGTCTAGTAAGTTTTGAATATAGTTAGCTTCTACTGTTGCGTTTGCACTAGCTAAGCCAGTATTGTAAGCGTTTTGTACATCGCTTCTACGTCTTGCTATATCTGCTAGACTTTGTGCCTCTGCTGCATTAATTGCATTTAAGCCATTTTGTAATGAGTTTTGTCTACTCATTTCGTATTGTGCACCTATTCCACTATTTGCACGTCCTGTATTTGCTAGATATTCTTGAAAGTTTCTAGCTGCTACTCTATTATTTGCATTTGCTGTACTACGTTGTGCTGCATATTCAGGTCTTATCTTTGCTTCTTCTGCTTGTAAGTTAGATAAAGAAGTGTCTCTTGTTGCTTGTAAGTCAGAAATTGCAGCGTTCTTTTGTGCATTTCTTAAATTATTTAATTCCTGTTCATAATTCAATTAAATCGCCTTCTTCCATTCTCCATTAATTTTTATATAAGGTATTCCCTTTTTCCACTCACCATTTACGTTGACGTGTGGTATACCCCTTTTCCATGCACCATTTACGTTGAGCCATACATTTCTATTGATGTTGCACGTGTTTGTTAAGGTTGTACTTTCTCCGATACTCGTACCACCATTATATGTTTCTATCTTTACTGTTAAATCTACTGTGTCGCTATTACCTACTGTGTTGTAAATTGTATCTTTTGCACTATCAGGTAGTCTATATACTGCCCCACTTGTGTTATATAAAACTCTATCTAGTTGTGCACCTCCTGATATTGATACAGTTAAGTAATAACTCCAATCGTTTACGTACTTTGTATATCCTACTGTGAAGTCCGTATCTATATCATTACCACTAAAGGAATCAATCTTTGCTGCTCGTGGTATCGTGGTCAGTGTTAAATCTCCACCACAAGAACCATAACCTGGTCCGTATGATCCTCCACCCGAGCACTCAGCTTGTACGTGTATGTATTTTGTTCCGTCTGCGTTATGTCCTACTGTATAACTACCACCAGTTAAGTAATGAGCCTGCCAGTAATCTACATCTGTTGTATCTACATCGTAACCACTATATTCTGCTCTTTTAGAACCATCTATGTATACAACGTAGTTAAATAGAGCACCTGCAAACCTCGAGTTCCCGTTTACTATGTATAAGTCCCATCTAACTACACTTTCGTTTGTTTCAACATTGTAACTGTCTTCCCATGCGTCTAGTCGTAATGTATAGCCTCTGTATTGTGTTTCTCCTCCATAACTTGCCATATATTACCTCCTAGCTAGAATACTTAATATAAATGTCGCCATTAGAACCACCACTAGGTGTTCCAGTACCATAAGTTATTTTTGGTTGTAATGTTGCTACTGTATTATCAATTTGAGTTTTGTTGTAATAAGTGCTACTTAAACCTGAAATCATACCATCTATTTCGTCTTTAGAATATGTTGTTGCTATTGCTGTATCTAGTTCTTCTGTTAATGTATTGTTTATGTAAGACTTAATATCATTTCCTGCTTTGTCGAATCTCTCTTTTAGTTCATCTGCTGTTAAACCATCTGTAACGTTTGGTCTATCGTGTAACGCTTGTATATTGTTTAAGTTTGTCGTTAATTTTGTTAAAGCCATTATTTACCTCCTATTTACTTTCTCCATTTCCTTCTAGTTTTAAAGCAAGTTCTAGAATAGTACAGTCATCTGTATTATCGTTGTCGATTGTTATCTTTAAGTTTGTGAATTTCTTTGCTTTTATTTTTAACCTAAAAGGTTGTGGATCACTTGAAACTTTAAATGTGAAATCACTAAAATCAACATCATCTAAGAAAGTTAACTTATATGATATTGTTCTTTTTTGTGGTGCTTCATTTCTATTTGATACATATCCTATCTCTGCACTTGCTGACGCTTGTGGTTGCATTAGTACCCATAGCTTTCTCATTGTCTTGCGTTGGTATGGTAGTCCAAAGTTAGAAAAGTTCATCTCCCAATGAGCACTTATTGGTTCATCATCAAACTCTTGATAGTTGTTATCAAACTTATATAGTGCACCTTCAACGCTTGTAACATACATATTTCTTCCAACTACCTGCAATAAGTCAACATCTATTGGTAGTATCAATCTTGAATATGTTTTATTGAAATAGTTATATATGTATATCTTGTTTCCATAAGATAACCATAATTGGTTTCTATCCTGGAAATCGCAAGTCTTTGAATACTTTAAATCTATTGCAATTAAGTCGTCTCTTATTTTGTCAGAGATAACTTCCATATTACGTTCATCACGTACATTAGTTGACTTCCATCTAATTATTTGTCCGTTTTCTATTGTTACTGGATCATTGTTTATTACTTGCCCTTGTGCGAAAGCTACATTACCATGTACTTCGTTTAGTGGTAGTGTTACTACGCTAGGTGTTTCATATCCATTTACGTTTATTAGGTCTATTCCTATTTGATATGCTTCAGGTCTATTTGTAGTAACAAGTAGTCTATCGTATTGTCTTGTACAATCAGTTACCATAAAGTTAGATGGTCCGACATCTACTTGATTGACAGCAGGGAAATATTCTACGCTAGGTGCACCGTTTGCAGTTGCACTATAACGTAGTCTGTTTGGTTCAGTAGAACTTCCATATAAGAATACTTTTGTATCTACGTCTCCACCATAGACAATTCCTGCCTTCATACCTTCAATGTATCCTCTACCATTGTTGTTTTTAGTCCAGTATATTTCTACATTGTCCGTACCAGCAGTAGGGATATTATCAAAAGTTACTGTTCCATTTGTTGCATTTACTGTATATCCAGTAGATAACTCAGTTCCATTTACGATAACCTTGTCTACACTATCTATACCTTTTTCTGCTAGTTGGTATAAAGATGATGTACCATCTGCATTGAAGGTCATGTGTTTCTTTCCAGTTAGTAAGTTTATTGGATCATATTCAGTACCTCCACCTGCTGGTGGTGTGTTTACATATACAAGTGGTACATATCCATCTACCTCTGCTAGTGTTGTACCATCGTATGAATAATACTTATGTCCATTTAGTAGATAAACTTTTTTATCAAAAGAAAAAAAGGTAGTATCGTAATCGCCGACACTACCTACTAACGTTGGAGTTAAAGTTTCCCACTCTGAGTCATCATCAAGTTTTGATTGTGGTATTTTATATAATTTGCCATCTGCAACTATTAATAGGTATGTTTCACTTCCTGTATTGAAAGTATACGTACCTTTTATTTGTTCTTCAAAATCATAAACCATTTTGTATCCATCACATTTTCTTAGTTTATAATCATCAGTTATTACGAAGTTAATCATATTTCCTGATTCACCATCTAGAAGCTGTGTATCTCCTGTATTGGTTAGATTTAAACCTAGAAACTTCTTTATTACAAATGGTGCTATATCTTGATTTGTTGGTATTGTACTCATAAGCACCTCCTAAAATGATAGAGAAGCGTCATATTTATCTTCTCTAGAGTTTGGTGATACTGGTTTAGGTTTTAAGAATATTCCACTTAAACGCTCGTATTCTTGTTGCATATAGTTTGCTAGTGGTTTATTTTCATCACTCATTAGCTTTGCTGCCAAACCATATACTAATAAAGTGTTTGCTTGTATATCATCAACCTGTACATCTTGATTATCTAAATCAGTTATTGGTACTGGTCTTATATATTGTGAGTATGGTCTGAATCTATTTTCTACACCAATTATCTCGTTTTGTAATGATGTTAGTATATAAGGAGTTCTTGCTTTGTAATCGGCTGTTGATGTTGTATCTAATTCTCCTGTATCTGATATTTCATCAATCATAGCCATCGCTTGTGTAAATACTTCAATCGCTTTCATTTAATCTCTCCTCTCATATCAAAGGGTTACTTATGTAACCCCTTTATATCAAAGGAAAAACTCCTTTGATTTATATCCTACATTGATCCACTTGTGAAGTGTGCATAGCAACCTTTTTTCTTAGCGTCTAATACAAATGCGTCATAATAAACACGTCCTTCAACTAAGTTTCCGTTAATTCCAGGTGGGTTATCATGTACTTTGTAATCAGCTAATTTGTCTGCTGCTACTGTTACACTAGGGTGAGTGATGATAAATGCACAGTTAGTTGGTAGATAACTGTCAGGTACTTTAACGATTTTAACTCCGTCAATTTCTCCAACTTGTCCATTTACTAACATCTTTTGAGACATGTCTCCTGATTTAATAAATGTACTGTCTTGTTTTAAATAAGTATAGAAAGTTGCACTTACAGCAGCTACACGTCCTGCTAGTGGTACTTTATTGTTATCTAGATATTTTTGTCCATCTAAGAACTTAGCGTATGCATTAGAAGCATTAACACTTGCACTTGCATAACCACCATTTCCTACTGCACCTTGTGCAATTTTTCTTAAACGATATGCGTCCTTTGTAGGTACGATAACTTCATCAATTTCTCTTTGTAGAGCTTTACCTGCACCTCTAACGTTCATAGAGTCAACATTGTTTCCTTTGTCGATTATGAAAGTAAACCCTTTATCTTGTGATAATTGATAATCTGCTACTGTGTCTTCTAGTTCAGCAGGTGATCCATATCTGTTACTAGAAGCTGCTCTGTTGTAGTCATTTAATGCTACTGTTGGTATTGAATATACGTGGATAGTTTTAACACCTTCCCAAGTGTAATCTCTGTTAATAAATGCTTCAGTTAATGATTTTAATTTAAAACGCTCATCAACCTTTGAAGCATATTTCTCGGCTAAATTTACTGCCATTGTTATTTCCTCCTCTTATTAAATAAATTTTTAATTCGAGTCAAAACCTTCGAGAAACATATCAACGGGTTCTTGTTTTTTGGTTTGTCCTGTTTCAGTAACACTCCCAATAGAACTCTTTGCGTTCTTTTCGTTTTGCTCTTTGATTTGTAGTTTGGTTTCTAAATCTTTTATCAACCAATCTTTGTATGCAGCAACCAAGTTACTTGATTGTGCCTTTTCAAATACTTCTTTAGGAATATCCTCAGGTTTAACATTAGGGAAGGCTTCTACGAAATCGGCATATTGTTTATTCTTGTCGTTTTCGGCTTTCTGCTTTTCCTCTTGTTCCTTTAATTGATTTTCCTTTTCTTGCAACTGTTTCCTTAATTGGCTTGTTGCAATTACTTCTTTTGCAACGTCTTCAGGTACTCCATTGTTAATCATTTCTTCAAGACGAGCTTTTTCTTTTTCTTTCTCTTGCTGTCTTTCGTAATTCTCAACCTGGTCGATATATTCATCGACACTCATACCTAATTCCTTTGCTTTTTTAGAGACATATTGTTCTACTTTACTATTTTGCAAGTTCTCGTATTGTTCTTGCTTTTTGTCATAGTTAAGTCCTTTTTGATAGTTAGTTACAAGGTCTTCAATATTTTCTATGTTTACTGACTCACCATTGTACTTAACTTTCTTTGATAGTGCCTCTAGTAGTGGTTTATAGTCCACGTCCGTATCTTCTGATTTGCTTTCATCAGTTTCGTTTGGTGTACTACTTTCTGATTCTTTCTCATCTTTTGATTCGGTTTGATCTCCCGTTTCGTTAATAACTTGATTATCAACTTCTCCAAAGAAATCGTCATCGGATACTTCTGTATCGACAACTGGTGTGTTGTTTTCAACTTCGTTTTCCATTTAAAATAATTCTCCTCTCCACATTGGTTTATGTGTGTGCAATTAGGTGCACAATAAAAGGAAGTAAAAATTACTTCCCTATGTTGCGTATCTAATTATTGTAGTCCACCAATTTGATCTACTTTATTCATAGCTTCGACATCATTTCTACCTACTGTTACATCAGGTTCTACTATTTGTCTAAAACCATTATCGTCCATTGTTAACGCTTCCATATCTTGTACTTGTCCCATACCCATAGTACCGTTATCAAGTGCCCCCATCATTTCTAGAACTGTTTGTTCCATTTGCTCAGGGTTTAGTTGCATTAAGTTGGCTCTTTGCTCAGGTGGTAGTGTATCAATAAATTGTCCCATTAAGTTATATATTGCTGTCTTATACATATCTTTAGATTCAATAGCACCTATTAGTTCTTGTTTTTGAGGTATTAGTTCATCAGGTACTCTCTTTAAGTATTCTACAAATTCTATTAAACCATTGTTTAGTAAGTTATCTAATGTTTGTAGACTTGCTATTTCACTAAAATATGAAGCACTACCTACGTCTGTCTTAATATGTAACCACATACCTTTTAACTTACTAAAGTCAAATTCTTCAGCTTGTCTTCCTAAATCAGTTTCAACTACTACTGGTCTTATTCCATAGTATGTTGCCATCATATCAATCATTATTCTTCCACAATCTTCTACAAATTCATAATATGCTGCCTTTACGTTTTCTAGTGGTACTGCTGCACTCTTTTGAATTGCTATAATTGCAGTTGCGTTATTCATTGTTACGTTTCCTAGTGAGACGTCTCCAACTCCTAACGTTTCTTTTGTATATTGCATAGCTAATTCAATAGCGTTCATTATCTGACTAGACATAGTTGCAGGTTCTAAGTAACCAGCTACACTCTTAATATTGTCTCCATTTAAGTTTGTAATAGGTATTTGTGCACCTATTTCATTTGTCCAGTTCTCAATTCGATCTGCGTCATATACAGCAGTTGGGAAAGCAGTTAACATTAAATGGTATAT